TATCTATCTTTAGCTATTTGTTCTAATGTAGCTTTTAATGAACCATCACCTTTAGTTGCATTGTTCAGTAGGTCTTGAACTAAGGGATTATCAACGGTTGCTTCTGTTCTGTGTAGTAGGTTACCTTCTTTGATGTTACCAATACCCACCGCTTTATTTGTAAAGGGAACTGATGCACCCCACTTGTTAATATTAGCATTGAATGTCATATTACGTGCAGTCTTAATTTCATCTGCAATGTCTGCTAGTTTCTTGGTCATTTGTTTATTCAATAATGCTTGATGGTCTGCTACTTTACGTACTACCATGTCTTCTACAAGATGTGGAAATTTAGAATACTGAGCACGTGTAACATTGGCTACATTTTGAACTGATGACATGTGCTTGGTTTGAATGGAATCTTTGACTGCCGCTATCAAATCATCGGTCTTTTTAAACTTTTTCCCTAGTCCCATGACTTTACTAATCTCAGCCATTTTCTTTAGTTCAGCCGCTTTACCTAGCTTCGTAGCCATTGATAGTCCACCAGTTAAATAGGTTAGTGGGTCTAGTGCGATATCTAAACCAATACCACCAGCAACCTTACCCCAGCGATTCTTGGTTCCTAGTTCATCCATGACATCCTCGCCACGTTTGTAGCCTTTGTCCATTCCATGAAGAAGACCAACTAAGGGAAAATCACCCCATGTGGTTTTTCCATCTCCCCAATCTTTTACTTGTTCTTTAGCACCGTTACCGATACCTTGAACTAAGGAAGATACTACGTTATCTTTAATCAGGACATCGAATATTTTCTCTGCTACCCCTTTGTCTTTATCCTTAATATCTTTAATGGTATTAAATAAAGAGTTCGTAAAGATACCACTCGGTTGTCCTAAAGTTCCAGATACCATATCCCAAAAATTCATTTTCAAACTACTTTTATTTTTACTCTTTTTCTTTGCTCCAGATGTAGAAATAGCGTAGTTTGAAAAATCGGTAGGGGCACCTAAGTCGATGCCCTTATGTTTGGATAAGATAGCTTGGTAGTCTGGTATAGTTAATTTATGACTTGGATGTTGACCAATAATTGCTTCAATTTCAGCCATTACTTGTGCTACCGATTTAACCATGTTCTACCTCCTAATACCAATTATGTTTCTTCCAAAAAGCTAATGCTTTGGCTGGTGTACCGTAACGGTCTTTGATGTATTGTGCCATCATTTTAATCTGATTCACTGGGTTCTGATAACTAAGTCCCATTTTCTTTTCATAGTTATGTTGAGTTGAAATTAGGAATTGACCATAACCATAGGCAGTTGATGTAGGGTTGTCTGCTTTTGAATCAAAACCAGACTCACGTTTGACAATTTCAGCCATTAAACTATACCATTTAGAGTCAACACCAGATTGAGCAAAGTTCGATTTAAAGCTAGAATACCCACTATATTTCTTGTATTCTTTTTCATTCGATACTTTAAAATCACCTCCATCTGAATTTTTATCTACTTTCCCATGTTTGCAAGGGTACTCATTTTCGTCATGATATTTTTCAACGTAGTCTTCAAGCTGTTAGGTACTTTCTTATCTGCTTTGATATACCCATCAATTTGTTTTTGTACGTTCTTTAATTGATTGTTTAAGATAGTTGCTTGTGCCCTAGCTTCGGCAGTATCCGAATTCTTAGCCGCTAGTTCTAGTTTTGCCTGAGCATTGGCAATGTCAGCTTGAGCCGTTTGAGATTTTAAATCTAATGCCGCATAATTGTATGCTAGTTTCTGAGAAGCTAAGGCAAGGTCATTGTTAATCTTTTGCATTGTCAGTGATTCGGTTGCTGTATTATGTCGAGTTGTTTCTTGTTGTTTCTGTAAGGCAAGAGATGTAATAGCATTACCTTTTGAATCTTTCATAACCTGACCATTCAAGTACACATATCCAGTCGCAGTAGTCAAGTACTTATCTTGTGCAGTCTGCTGTTCTTGAATCTTAGCTAAGGCATTTGTTTGTGCTACTTCTTGTTCAGCCTGAGCCGCTTGTTGAGAATCTTGATATGCACGTTGGTCGATTTTTGATTGACTGATTGCGGTATCAAATTGAGTCTTAACATCTGACTTCGATTGAGCCGCATCTGAGTAGGCTTGCATGTAACTTTGATTCGCACCCATTGTCGATTTTGTGTAAGCATCAGCCGCAATACCAGAATCAGTAAGTCCACGATTCGCCATGTCTTGTTTTTGTGATTCCATGTCTTGATAACTTTGATTATTGATTGTGCTTAATCCTTGATTCAAAGCAACATCTTGAGCATCTAAGGCAGAATTTTCATCTTTCTGTAGTTGATGTTGTTGTTGTACATATGGGTCATTGTAATTCTCTAAATGCCATTTCTTTGTGATATCATTGTAGTATGATAATTGCTTATCACTCATGGCTTGTTTTCCATCAATCATACCATTATATCGTTTGTAGTCTCTCGTTTCCCAGTTCTTTGTGTAGTTTGATGTAGCATTATCTTTGAAGTACGAACCACGTAATGATTGGTTTTTATTTAACTGGTCATCCGTTACGCCTTTCCAAAGTGCCTTACCTGTTTGTCCTTTAATACTCAAGGTCTTTAGGTAATTCTGTGCATTCTTATCTCCAGATAAAGCGGCAAGGGATAAGTTATGCAAAGCGGTTTCACTGGTTGTACCAGCTTTCAATCCATACTTCGTAGTTAAATCCGTATAATGTTTCCATTGCTTTGTATCAGCTTTACCATCATAGATGGATTTATTATACGCTTCATAAAACTTTCTGTCACCAGAACTCATTGTTGGTTTAACTACTGGCTTCTTAACTACAGGTTTTTTAACAGTTGTCACTACTGGCTTTTTCTTAGTTGTAGTTGTAGATGTAGATGTATGTGATTTAGCCGCATTGTTGTAGGAATCCTGTTTACTACTAGTAGTATGATGTGACGTAGTAGTTTTCTTTTTTGTAGTAGTTTTAGATGATGAATGTGTAGATTTTTTATTCGCTTTATTGAATGAATCTATTGCCGATTTATTGTTGGTTTGGTCTTCATGGGTGTTTATATTGCTGGTATTTTTCTTTGTTTTTGATTTCTTTGTCTTACTTGAATGATGTTTTCCAGACTTCACAATTGCTAGACCAATACCTTTTACCGCTACATTTTTAACGGTACGTTTAATTTGTGCAGGTTTCTTAACAATTTTCGCAACTGTTCGACCTACTTTTCTCTTCACACCATTTTCAATAGCATGTATAATCTTATTTTTCTTTTTAGTTGATTTCTTCTTGTGCTTTGTTCCATCTAATACACCTTTATCTCCACCACCGCTGTATGATGGTACTTTTTTCTTCTTGGTAGATTTTTTACTTCCACCAGCATCATTTAATATCATAATGCGTACCCTCCCTTGTTCATTTTCCGTAATAACTACAATAAGTATAGCATACTACTACATTAGTAAAAAGAGGAAACTACGATAGTTTCCCCCATTTTAATCTACTTATTTTCTGTAGTTTCCTTCAATTTCTTTAGTTCCTCTTCCAATTGTTGAATATAGGCATCTTTGACAATCTCATTGGATGTCAATTGATTCACCTTTGCGAATAGATTTTTTATTACATAATCTGGGTTTACGGTTGTATTTGCCATTTTACATTGCCCCTTTTTTTAATAGATTTAATTCTCGTCTTAGTAATGCCATTTCTAAAAACTGACATTCATCTGGTCGAATGGAGTACAGTGATTGAGGAATACCAGCATCATCTATCCATTCGTCATATCCCAGAATACCTGTTTCAAACGCATCCACTCCATGTCTTTCAAATGCTTCTTGAATCCGTTGAGCGATAACTCCGACATGCCATCTAGCGGCATCCCCTTTTTCTTCTACCGCTTCATTAAACTTGTATCGAATGAAATCTACTTCACTCCATGCATCTAACCAGCTATCTGGAACTAGGGAAATTTGTTGTTTAGCTCGTTCATCCGATGTATTAATGGTGCTGGTAAATGCGTATAATTGTTTCCACCGTAGAGTAGTAGAACCTAAGTTACGGTTGTTATCTTGATATGGATATAAGTCACCATTCACTTTTGCCCAGTTTGCCCCAGCCGCATTTAATTCAAGTAGTAAATCTACTGCGCCTGTTCCTGTTTCATCGGACACTTCAAATTGCATGGTAGTCGTTGCAAAACTCGAACCGTTAACATGTGCCCTACCTACTAACGTACCACCAGACGTTTTCCATGCAATATTAGCCGTATTAAATGCATCTGTACTATTATCGGATTGTAAAATTAAACCATCGCCTGTATTTTTAATAGCTACTAGATTGGCATTTTGAATCGTGTTACTTTGCATGTCTACTAGATTTTTAAAGTATGTCCAGTTACCCGTTCCAGCTTGAATGGTGATATCTCCTATTTCATTCCTTACAGTCATGACATTACTTCCAGAAGTACCATATCCAAACCAACCAGAACGAGTACCTCCAGTAGCAAATAATTCCTGATACACATGGGTAGTTCCCATTAATTTTAATGCGGCTTGGTTTGCGTTTATTTGTAGAAGTTGCTTTGCGTTAATTTTATCATTTAGTATGGTTGCAATATCTACACCGTTGATTACAAACCTCATACCTAAAGCACTATCGAATTTAACTGCTTGATTGTAATAGGCAGTTGTCCCTTGATAATCGTTAAACTCCAAAGTCCACGCATCGAACATGGTTTCATATTTGAGGATACCGCTCGTAAATTTTTTATTAAGCACGTACCCTTGTTGAATTAAGTTCTTCCATCGGTTTACTCCACTAACTTCACTGGTCTGTAAACCCGTGTAATCTAAGCTGATATCGAAAAAACTTCCGTTACCAACATCATAAGGTGCAATGTCAAATCGAGATGCGCTGATTTGACCAGAAAAAACACCATTTCCAGTAACCGAATCTACAGAGAATATAACGGCTCCATCGGAATTTCGTGTAATCTCTATGCCTTTAGATGCATTAAATAATACTTGATTAGCGGCACTTTTAATCATGATACCTAGTTCATTATCAATGGTTACCCCATTGTACTCTGAACCTATGAGAATCGTTTGGTTCGATACTTCTTCTTGTGTCGGAATAGGGGAGTAGTCCTCCCCTTCCGATGTTTCATATTTTTCTGGTAAGCTATCATCTTCATATCTGTCAACCATGTAATCACCTCCTATTTTGGTGAACTTTGTTTGAAGATGAATCCAAAATTAAGAAGTTGAATTTCTCCTCGAACTGGGATACTGAGATTCGTGTTAACATATCTAAAACGTCCACTGCCTGTGACGTTAAATTTCTGTGAGTCATTGGCATTTTTAGTTGGGTCACCTACAACTGATTGACTGATTAATGATACATCGTCACCTGTTATGGTTATGTTAACTGTAGTAGCAGATGTTAACTTACTAATTAGTTGGAATTGCTTTAGTTTCTTTTTATGATGTGGCATACCAAAATCAAAATCTTTTGTCGTTATATTCATGTTGTAAACCGTACTCACATCATCAAAATAAAAACCTCTTATTAATTGATAAATTCGACCATTGGTATCCGATGTTAAGTTCAGTACATTTGAAATATTTGTCATATTAGACATCGGAATGGCTAGTACATCACGAACCCATACACCTACTTCATAGTAATAACGATAGATGTAGTAGCTACTTCCAGATTGAATATATAAGTAATACTGGTCTTCGTATACAGCCGATAAAACTTTTGTAGCTATTTTAAGTTTAGCTGAAATACTTTCTCGAATATTATTGTCTATTCGTTCTACGTTCAACTTATCGGTACTGGAATAGTTAAATGATTTTAGAATATTCACACTACCATCTGTTGCCGCAAATACAATGTAATTCTTAATCACTTGAATGGAACTAGGTCGTATAGTACCAATAGAGGTATGAACAGGTGATTTAACAAAGTCTGCTGGACTAACTCCTGTAATCATTTGAATGGAATTGTCTGTAAAGCAGATTAGGAAGTTCCGATACCGTACTGCCTTTTGTAAATTACCACGTAGTTCATCGTACACTCGAATGATGTTGGTTCTAGGATAGTAAGCGAAGTTATTTAAGTGACTGATATACAAATGGTCTGGATTATTGGTATCTCCGTATAACCACATTCTATCATAATGTAGTAGAATACGAGTACATAATTTCATATCATCAAAATTTATTGTAGGCTCAGGAGTTGCATCAGGTGTAGCCGCTACTCTAAATTTAGGTAATTCAAATTTACTTAATACAGCAGTCGTTCCTACTTTACGAATTTCACACTGTATGGAGTAATCTGTATTCTTTCCAAATGCATGAGTGTATGTTTTTAAACTGCTCCACGGTTGCCATACATAATATTTAGGGTCAGTCATGTACTTGGATGAAAATTGGTATTCCAATGTATCTGATACAATTTTATCCACATAGGCAGTGAAAGTTACCGCCTTATTAATTACACCATATCGCTGGTCAGTCTTGAGACCGAGAATGGTATTTGAACTTGAATTAGTCGTGTCTGTTAGATACGTGTCTGGATTCAATGCGTAGCCGTTTGTGCCCGTATATAAGGCTTCATGACCTGTGGGTTGGTATGCGGCTAATAATGCGGCAGTGGTGCCATCATAGGTCACTAATCCACTACCTGTAGCTATATACAATTTGTTCCTATATTGCACCGCTTCTATGGTTCTAGTTGTTTGAAATCCTGTAGCTAACCCAGTGATAGGTAGATTGGTATACACTCCACTTGAAACTTTGTATAGTTTTCCACCTACAGCTTCAATTACTTGACTGGAAACTGGGTCAGCATACAAGAATAACCCTTGAGAAATACCTGTAATTGTACCTCCACCATCGGCTGTCTTCTTATAGGCTCCACGATTACGAACCACCCCAGCGGCAATGATATCTACATTCTCAAGTAATTGACATTCTCCATCTGATAGTTTAGCTGGATGTTCTTGGGTATTCATCCCACCACCAAAGGAACTAAAGGTTTCTAATTGTTTCTCACTACTATTGACGAAATAAGGTTGTCTAGCCATTTAATACCCCTCCTACCATGACCAGTTTCCGTATGGAGCATTTTCAAATGCCGCATTCGCTTCATAGCTAATACTGATTATATCATCTTGAACCAGTCCAGCGGTAACTGTAAATGTAATTGTCTTCTTATCTTGATTAATTGTGTAGTAGCTAGGGTCTAGTAATCTTTCATTCAATGAATCACCCACAGGTGCTAAGTATACATCAATCACTCCGTAGTAGGCACTATTTGCTATGTTCAAGTTAAATGTAAGAACACCAGTGTCTACTGTAAACACTTGAACATTGTAGTCTTTTTTATAGCAATATGGTATATACATATCTCGTTGCATGTCTCGTAACATGATATCAAACTGGTTCATAAAATACCCAGCACCAATGTAGTCAGAATCCGATTCACGATACCTAGCAACCGAGAATAGAACTAAGGCATCATGATATCGTTCATCGAACTGAGGAGTATATCCTACAGCATTCGCACCAGCCAAAGGAATGTTTGATTGGCACACTTGATTAATCCTACTAATAGCCGCATCAATCCATCGGTTGATATCACTGTTTACAATGCTCTGGTCATTCTCCGCTAATGATTTAACGGATGAATAAATTTCTGATAACATCATTTTTATTTCCCCCTTAAAAAAAGCTACCTAGAACTAGGTAGCTATTAGTTTTATAAGCACAAAGCGTAATCCACACTGTATGTGATACTTGTTCCATTACCATGAGTCATGGTTAATCGCATGTTCTTAGGAATTGGTGAATCAAATACCGCAGTGATACCATCATGGGCAGTACCAGCGTTTTTAGAGTACATGTATACATAAAGACCTGTACCAGTAATAGCAACGGGTGCAGTACCTAAGGAATATAATGCACCAGATGTGAATGCTTTTCCTTCAATCTTTGGAATTACAGAAGGAGAACCTACAGCAGTTACACCTTGTGTTGTAGTTGTCATTGTTCCAGTTGTACCAGTTGTACCACCAGAGAATGTAGCATCTGTTCTAGTTCCAGTTGTAGTAGATGTAAAGGTAACAGTTGTACCAGAACCACCAGTAGTCCATCCAGCAAAGGCAGTACCACGAATTAACGTAGCCACATCGGTTGGTGTTAATTGTACCGCTGGGTCTACCGCAATATTTTGACCTACACCATTTAATGTAACGGTAATGTTGCCAATAGATGTTGGAACCGCAGTTACAGCCAATGACGCTACTTCAGCTACACCAGCAACCGTACCTACAGCAGTTACGTTGACAATTACATACAAGTCACGTGCTCCACCGTTTATAATATCAGCCGTTGCATTAGCAGTACGAGCCGCAGAACCTAAAAACGCACCTTCTAAGTTTTCGATGGGAACCCCATCATTCGTTACACGAATATAACTCATTATATTAACCTCCTAATTTGTAGTAAAAAAAGGATGGGCGATTGCCCACCCCTTTGAGTGTTATTCTTATGCCGCACCGTTTCCTTTTGAACCGAAAACTCCACGCCAGTCAGAGTATCCAGCAGAGAAACGCATGTAGCCACGATACTTAGCTTGCATTGTAGAGAAGTCCTCGTCTTGCTTGAACTCTAAACGCTTTCTCCAGAAGAAGTTTAATTCTGCTACAGTTGGGTCAAGTAAGAACCATGCTTGGTTAGAAGTTAGGTAATCCATTACTACGATTTCTAATCCTTCTTGTGCCAATGTATTCTTGTCATTAGTAACAGTAGAAGCACCATCACCAGTACGTGATAGATTAGCAGATTGCAAGATAGTACGTGCAGTGTACTCTAATGCTGGAGGTACAATTAATTTCTTAGGTTGTACTTGGATTAGAATACCCCTGTCATCCTTTTGTCTACGCATTTGGATAAGAGCCGCTTTTAAGTTACGGTCAGATAATGCACCGTCAGCCGCACCAGCACCATCAGAAGCGATTAACTGATTAGAAATACCAGTAGTACCATCTAATTGTTTGTGAGAGTTAGAGATTAATGACGTTCCATCAAATCCATTGACAGGAGCATTGATACCTGTACCAGTAGAAATGGCAGTATTTAAAATGGTTGCCGCTTTAGTTTCGATTGTCGCACGTGCGGCACGTCCTAAAGCTTTAGACATTTTACTAATTTGATTGTATTGCTCGTCATCCACTAGTTTACGTTCTACAGTGAAACCAGAACCAAACTCTTCATGGACGTACTGTAGTGCTTGTGTTTCAGTTGCATCTTGGAACTGAATCATACCAGCAGAGTCTTTCTTCTCCCATAATCCGAAGCCGCCCATCCGTAGGTCAGTCTCAATTGCTTTATTTGAAGTCTGAACATTGAATACACGTGAATACTGTTCTGGTAATTCCTTGTATGTTTCCATAAATATTTTACGTAATCCTGGTTCTAACAGTCTACCATACGTTTGTTGTTGTAACATGTATTATTCCCCCTTAATTAACTGTAGTATTAGAATGTATTATTTGATACCATCATAACGAATAGTACGTTTTTAGCAATATCAACATCGACTACTTTAACTACAGCATTTGTAGAAGCAGTGATATCAATTTGTTGGTTGTTGTTGTTAGCTGTATCAATAAATACGTTGTATGAACCACCGATTAAACCAGCAGTTACGGTTTGTCCAGCTTTTGGAGAAATACGGTAAACTGAGTCAGCTTCAATACGAACCTTAGCTACACCGTTTGGATATTTTACAGTGTCCAATGCTGATACAGCGAATCCAGCATTTGCGGCAGTTGCGGCATAATCGCCAGCCTGAGCCAGTCCTGTAAATTCAAATCCTTCAATTACACCTACTGGTTTTGGAGTAGCTACGTCATATTGTTTACGCATCTTACCAGATACTAAAAATACACAGTCACCTTTTTTTGGTTTAGTAGTATTAGCGATACCAATGTTGTAACCTGATGAAGATACACCAACGGCATCTAATGGAAAATCTTTAATATTTGATACGGTTGAACCATCTAAAGCATATGCAAATTCAAAAGCCATGTTATTTCCCTCCTAAAATTTCTTCATTTTTGATTTTGATTTTACTCTTGATTTCAATTTATTACGTTTGGTTCTAGTAATATCTCTAGCTATTTTAGACTTAGGTAGTTTAATAGAACTAGCAATAGCACTAGCACCTCCACCAAATCCACCAGCATTCTTGAATTGGTCAGCCATTTTCTGGGCATTTTCCAGTGTGGAACTTCCCTCATCTGGACGTAGGGCATGATATTTATAGTTGTCTTTATATTTTTTCATACCAGCAGTAATTGCCGCAGACAATCCACTTGCTCCACCCGTTATAGGTTTACGAGTTTTACCCATCCCCATATCCTTAGTCATCATTAATTATCACCCCTTAATGAAACCACTTAGATATCGCATTACCTTGGTCTATCGTTTTTCGTCTTGATTTAGCTTTTTTCTCAATCTTTAAAAGGTTTGAACCAGCCTTTTTTGGTGCTACTGATTTTTTCTTTTTACGAACCCCAGCTTCAGCCATAATTTGACCTCTGCCTTCGGAGTTTCGATTGTTATAGGCTCCAGTTTTGTTGTACAGTTCAATACTGTCTTCTGATTTCTTTTTCTTTTTACTAGAACCTTCGGTACTTAGCCTAGTCATCTAGCAACCTCCTAACCTTTAAATTTTATATATTCGTCAGCGGTCATTCCGAATTGTTTTGCAATGTAGGCTTCATCTGCACTTAACTTCGGAGTACCTTTTGACGCTTTTCCGTTGTTAGGTGGTAAAGCATTTTTCTTCGCACGTCCACTCTTACTAGCTAGGTCTTCTTGTACCTGTGCTTTAGACCGTGCTTGAATTATCTTTTTGCCATGTAGGGCATAAATTGCTTGTTCAAGTGGCATGTCCACATTCTTTGCTTCATTCAGAATGTATTCAACTGCCGCATCCATATCATCCCATGATAACATTGGATATTCTTCTTTGAGGGCGTGACCATCACTATTGATTTTTGTCTGCCAATTTTCGAATTTGAGTTGATTGATTTCCTGTTCCAATTTGTCAGCACGTTCTTCAGCTTCACGCTCTTTTCGAAGACGTTCTACAGAAACACCAGTTTCCTTAGCTTCATCAACTAAAGCGGCTTCTTCCATTTCTGTAAGGATTTCATCTACAGGTTTACCGAATCGTTTAGACAACTGTTTAGCAAGTTTGTATTCTGGTGAATTTTCTAACTCACGTTGTAGACGTTCTTCCATTTCTTTTTGTCTACGTTTAGCCGCAAATTCAGCATTCTTTTTCTTGCTTTGTGTTGTAGATTCTTCTTCCTCTTCTTCATCCTCGTCATCGTCTTCTTCATCGTCTTCGTCTTCATCGGAATCATCGTCTTCGTACTCGTCTTCATCTTCGTAGTCCTCGTCTTCCTCTTCATCGTCATCCTCTGAATCGTCATCCTCGTCCTCGAAGTCTTCATCATCTTCGTACTCGTCTTCATCATCCTCTGAATCTTTCAGACTCTTAATTGCGCTAACTAAGTCATCCTCACCATTGGCGTAGTCATCGTCATCTTCATATTCATCCTCGTCTGCAAATAATTGCAAGTCCATCGGAATTAGTATCTTGGTTTCAACAATTGTCATAGCGTTTGCTCCTCTCCCTTTTTGCGCTTGGGTAGCGAATAATTGTAGTATCTGGTTTCCGCTCCAGAAATGGCGAATGTTTCTATATTAAATATAACGAATGTTTGTCCTTATGTAAACATTTATTTCATAAAAATGTATGTTTTTTGAAAGAATATTTGTAGATGAACTAGGGAAGGATAAAACTAAGGAAAGAAGGTGTGTGTCTTCTCAGGTAAAATTCATTTCAATTTCGCATTGATTGTGTGGCTAATGATACAGGTAGGTGTCAATGATGTATTTCTTAATCCTATCCCTTTTCTTATCGGCTCTGTGTTTCCTGACTGTGACCATAGGCGTGCTCCTATGGGACGTATCTTACCTCTTTGGCTGGTCTTTAATCATAGGGGGTTCACTCATACTCTGCCTAGTCTGGTATGTTTTTCCCTACCGATTGGCATTTTCTATAGTTGGAAGTGGGCACTACTTTTTGGAAGTGGTTACTTACTACATTTGATGATGGATGATGGTACACCAATGAGGGTGAAATGGTTACGTGGACACAGACGAAAAAGAGCCTACCGATAAGTAGGCTCTTAATCTGCGTAATAGATAATTTTTTGAGGTTTTAATCCGTAGCTTATCCTCTTGCTACCTCAACTACATCGTACCATGAACTAGGGAATATGTCTATAGACAAAAAAGAACGATGTTCAACAGTAGCACTAATGCGCTAACCGTAACATCGTTCTTTCCTATATTCTTGTCGACTAGAACACAGTGCAGTTATGATGTGAAAGCCATATCACATTTCTCTAAGCGGTTGTACGCTCCGTAAGGATTCGAACCCTATCCTCCGTAAAGGACTCTAACTGTAGTTATATTCTATCACATGAACTAGGGAAAATCAATCATTATGTTCCAGACTGCATATTGCCCATTGCTGTAGGTGACATGGTGCCAGCAGGAGCACCAGAACTAGAGAGTTGATTGTTGGTGCCTTGATTCACGCCTGTAGTGAAAGTCTTCGATACAAGGTCGGTAATCATTGGTTGAATCTGCTGATTCACTTGGTCATCGGTTAATCCAGTACCTTTCATCTGATTAGCCTGTCCGATGATTTGTAGAATCTGGTCAGTCAATCCTTGCTGGTCTTGTTGTTGTTTCTTCTCTCTGTCAGCTTGCATACGTGCTAAGATGTCCTCTTTATTTGAGAAGTCTTGTTGTTCTACCCATTCTTCCACAGTGATTACTGGTGGGTCAAATTGAAACTGCCCTTGCATCTGCATCAAGTTATCAGCTTGTTGTTTCTTACTTGCCGCAGTGATAGGAGCCTTCGCATACACATCTGAACGAATGCGCCATTGTAGGTTATCAATAACCATAGTCGGTATTGGTTTCCATGTTTCAAATTGTGCATTACCATTCTTTTTACGTGTCATGATAGGACGTTCTTCCTGCCAGTACACCATGATAAATTGTACAATCAATTCAGATAATTGTTCTACAAAGTCATCAATCTGTAGTGCTTTATCTCGGTCACGAACTGTAGAACGGTCAATCAAACTATCTACACCAGTGGATGTAGTTAAACTACCTACTGATTGTCCAGTGTATGCTTCTGTAATACCAGCCATGTCTTTGATATCATTCTTCATACGGTCTTCGATATCAAACAATCCACGTGGGATATCTGGAGGATTTATAACCTCTACTGCGTTTGGTACATTCGATGTCCATACTTTACCAGCAAGCGTGCCTGTCCTTGACATTTCAGCCGCATTAATACCAGACTCACGTAATACGACCTTTTGGGGATTCTGGTGGAGAGTTCCAATAATCGAAGCGGCTTGTGCAGTCTTATTAATAATCTTCTGGTTTTCCAACATATCCATAGCAGTAGATGTTCCCCAAAACGATTGCTCTTCTTCCTCGTCATAGAAAACAGCAAACGGTAACACTGATGGTTTAAAGTCCTCAATGCGGTATAATAGAAAATCAGCACTCCATATGAAATAGGAAACATCAACTTGCCAACGACCTTCTTCATTTCTAAACCTCTCCCAGTGAATATGAATCGTAACCATTTCGTCTCCAGTTTCGGAATCATAGGTTAATTCTGATTTGTTAATCGCACGTTCAAGAATATCACCACTAGCGGTACTACCACGTTCAATCGTAGCAAACTCTAGATTCTTTAGTTTATCTCCAGCAAACTCTTTGAAGATAGGATGATTCTTTACATCTGAGAATGCTAGGTTTTCTGTAACCGTTGCCCACTTTGCTTCCTTAATATTGT